CACGACTTTGTTCGCTTCCCAGAACTTACAAACTCCCAGATGGATATTTATTACTTTGATTCACCACATAAACAAATATCAGAAGACTTTACTGCTGTAGTGGTCAAAGTTCAGGATGGTGATACTATCAAAGTAAGATGGAAAGAGAGAAATTTCGATTTCCCAGTAAGGTTTAGTAACATTGCTGCCCCCGAATTGAATGAAGAAGGGGGGAAAGAGGCTCAATCATGGTTGGAATCAAAGATTTTAAATGCAGAAGTCGACATAAAAGTAGACAGATTTCACCGAGTGGAGAAATGGGGGCGACTCTTAGGGAAAGTTGTGTTCCAAGGTTTAGATTTAGGTGCGGAACAGATAACAAGGGGCTTATCAAAACCCTGGGTGCAGCGAAACGAAGGCCGAATAAGAAACCCAATTCCAAAAGAGGCATTAAGATAGATGGTAATTGAAACTACACCAATGGCAAACCTTTTTGGAACTTCTAGAAATAGTGGTTTTGGAATGGGAAGTAACCAAGTCCAACGTTTAATAAATGATATAGGTTCTTTTGGATTATGCCCAATTGGTTCTATTATAGGGTGGAACGTAAGTTTCGGATTAACTGATTCCGGAACTTGCGGAACAATAGGCGCAGAAACTAAAAAGTTGAAGGAAGCCGGTCAAAACTTCCTTACAACTGTTCAAGTGGGAATGACTGCTGTCAACACTTCTTCCACACCCGCAGAATATACCATTGTCACTTCCATAGTTTCAAATACTGAACTTAATGTAAGGGATGACATTTTTGATGACGGAGACACATATAACATTTACAAAACCCCTTCCTTGCCGGAAGGATGGTTAATTTGTGATGGTTCTGTAATTGATGACCAAGACTCCGTTTATGATGGGGAAACTCTTCCAGAATTAAACGCCGCTTTAAGATTCCTAAAAGGAGGAACTACTTCAGGAAGCATAGGAGGTTCAATTTCCCTATCTACCGGCGGACCATCCGGAACATCAGGAGGAGGAGGAGGTGATGCAGTAGCAAGCAGTAACCACACCCACACGATAACAGACGGAAGACCACCCTATTATGACGTGGTTTGGATAATGAGGATAAAATAAAATGCCAGATACAAACATAGGAAGCGCTGACTATGGCGACTTCAAAAATACAATAACAGATTATAGCGTTGATTCAGTCAACACCGACGGACCGGATGACCAAACAGAAACTTATTATGACAATGTTAACTGGTCACAATGGTTAGGATATTATAAGAAGATTCCCGAACTAGCCGCCGCAATAGACGCAAAAGCCACATGGACCATAGGGAAAGGATTTAAATCTAATGAAGTCACAGAAATTGCTTTAAGTAATATTAGGGGATGGAATAAAGATTCTTTTAACACCATCCTAGAAAACTGCATAAGAACCTACCACATAGGGGGAGACTCCTTTTGTGAGATTATAAGGGACAAAAAAAACAAACTGGTCAACCTAAAGCCACTTGATCCGGGAACAATCCGGATAGTGGCTAACAGACAAGGTTTAATAATAAGATATGAACAAATGAGCAAGATAGGGAAAAGGAAACATAATAAGAAGTTTCAACCCGAAAAAATATTCCACCTAGCAAGAAATAGGGTAGCCGATGAAATTCATGGTGTTTCAATAATCCCTGCTGTTGAAGAGATTATTAAAATGCGAAATGAAGCCATGACAGATTATAGGAAACTGCTTCATAGAAACATTTTCCCGGTTAAAATCTTCCATTTAGACACAGATGACACTTCCGAAATTGCATCTTTTAAGGCGAAAGCCGACAAAGCCCACACCCAAGGGGAAAATATGTATATCCCAAAAGGGGCGGTGGAAGTGGAATTAAGCGCAGTTGCGCCTAATGCTATGCTTAACCCCCTACCATGGATTAACAACTTAAACCAATACTTCTTTCAAGCGACAGGAGTCCCCCAAATTATAGTGGGCGGTGCGCAAGAGATTACAGAAGCCAGTGCAAAAATAGCTTATTTAGCTTTTGAGCAGACAATCGAAGAGGAACAACTCTTTATTGAAGAACAAGTCCTTGCCCAGTTAAACTTAGAGATAAATTTAGAGTTCCCTGCAAGCCTACAAGATGAGTTATTAAGCGATAACAGGAAAGCGGAAACAATGCAAGCGACCACTCCGGAAGATACGGCGGTAACAAATACAGGAGTAAGTCCACAGGAGGGAGTAGAGTAAAATGGCTAAGAAAAAGAAATTACCAAATCCTTTCCAAAAGAGTAAACCTTTTGGAAGTAAAGTTCCTGCAAAAGCGCAGAAAGCGCCTACTAAAAGGCGGAAAGTTGACGCTGCACGTTTTGGACCTTCCGGACCAAAAGCGAGCCTTGAAGCTATAGACAGAGCAAAAGCCAAGGCAAGGAAAGGGAAATCTCTTCCTTTTTCTAATGAAGTCACCTCTGCCCCAAGCAGGACAGAGAACCGACCAACCCCTCAACCAATCAAAACGACATCAGACCCTGACACGATACCAGTTAATACATCTATAGGGGGCGGTCAAGATACCAGTTTAAGCGGTTCAGTTGGTAGATTTCTAAATAAACCCTTGGTAGAATCAGAACCGGGACTAACTCCTGGAAGTTTGCTTGAAGTTGCCCAAACAATACCCGGTCTTGGGGTGGTGGGAGGAATAGGAGGAGTTCAACAAGGAGTTAAAGCAGGATTTAGTGCGGCGGATAACGCAGCAAAAAGAAACGCATTTATTCAATTATCAAAATTATCACCAAAGGAAGTTGCTTCTTTAGATTTTACCAATTTACTAAAGGCAGGAAAAAGCCTGCAGAAATCTGCAGACTTCGGGGCAGAAACATTTGCCAGGCAGGGGATGAATTTAGAGGGGATTGTAACATCAAGCTCTGGGATTCTTAAGGAGGTAGTTAAGACAAAGCCCGCATGGAATACCAAAACGGCAAGATTGGGAGTAAAAGCTTTGCAAAAAATGTCAACTACAAAAAAATATGGGCTAGCGATTGCAGGAATACTTGCATTTGCAGCATCAGGATTTACAGCAGTAACAACAGCTACCTTTCTTGCTTCGCAAACACAAGACGATGAAACAGATACCATAAGTGACGTTAATTTCGCAATAGCTGAACAAGAAAGAAACGAAAATTGGGAAGAAGTCGACGAGTTACTTTTATTTGGTAAAGAAATGGAAGACTCAATCGACGAAGCAGATGGCTTTTTAGATAATTTTAACACTTGGAAAGCAGGAAAAAGGAAACTAAAAGCAGATTTAAAAATAATGGAAGTTTTAAGGGAATCTACTTTAAAAAATAGGGAGAAAGCAGCAGCAGAAGCAGAAAAACCTACCTTCGCGGAAGAAAGGGAAGCTCAACTTGACGCAGAACGTGAAAGGGAACTTAGGGAACAGGCGGAAGATGACGCACGTTTTGACGAAAGGGAAAAGGAACGCCAAGACAGAAAAGACCGGATTCAGAAAGACCTTGAAGACCGATTTGACAAACGACAGAAAGAAAGAAACGAAGAGAGATTAAGACAAATTGAAAGGGAGAACGAACTTTTCAAGAAGTTTCAAGCGCAAAATAAGAAGAAAGGAGGGGAAACCGACTTCGAGAAGTTCAAAAAATCACAGCTAGGGTTTGGTCTTATAAGATGATAGAAACAGAAATCCCCCAATTAATAGGGACTTTAGGTTTTCCTATCGTCATAACCTTTTATTTATTGTTTAAATTTGAAAAAAAATTAACAGAAAACACTCATATGATAAGCCAGCTTATCATATTTTTAAAGACAAAAAGGTGAAAAATATGGAAGAAAAAAAAGAAGAAGAATCGCCTTCCCAAATGGAGGAAGCAAAAAAATTAGTTGAGGAAATGAAGAAACAAAATGAAGAACTCAAAAGGAATCTGGAAAGAGCCGAGCAGTTGGAAGCGAATAAAATCCTGGGTGGAGAAACTTCTGCAGGGAAACAAGAAGAAACGGAAGAAGAGAAAGCGCTAAAATCAGCAAAGGCCCTTATATCAGGGTCTGGCTTTGAGGATAGGTTGAATTAAAATGATTGCGATCGTAATAAAAAAGTGTATTAAGTGCGATAATATGCGAAAATTTGCAAAAGAAAGCGAAAGAGATATGCAATCAATTTGTGGTCATTGTTGGGATTGGGACAAAAAAACTTAAATAGTTCAAGTCATTACTGCCTCATGAGGTATTTATATAATGGCGAATGAAGCAGTAATTATTGAATTATTAGGCAACGGAGGTGACCCTGTAAGGTTCACTGTTGCTGATGGGGCTGGAATTGAAAAAGGCACATTAATGCAATTATCATCCGACCCAAGAACAATAACCGCATCTTCTGCAGATGGAGAAATCTTTGTAGGAGTAGCGGCAGCCGAAAAGGTGGCAAGTGATGGTTCAACCACACTTGCAGTTTACACACATGGAATTTTTGACATGACCGTAGACGGCTCTAATACGGCAACTTTAGGTGCATATCAAAAATTAGATGGTGCAAATTTAGTGAGTGACGGAGACGAAGCTGGGGCACAAGCTATCCAAGAAATGGTTGGCATGGCTCTTGAAACAGGTTCAACAAGCGAAGTTATAGCAGTTTGGGTGAGGAAACCGTAAAATGGCAACAACAGGAATGGCGGATTTACGTGCCGAAAACGTATCTAGAATTGTAACAGGATTTGCTCTTCAAGAGTATAGATTTAAACAACTATGCATGGTTCAATCCAGTAATAGTTGGAAAGAAACATATTTCAAAGAAACAGCAGCAGACTTAACAGGCGGAACTGGTTCAGCAGTTCAAGGAGTCCCACGTTTAGCAGCATTTCCTTATGGTGAAGTTACCTTTACCGAAGCTTCAAGTAGACACTTAAAGCATGGAATGGAAGGCGTAATCTCATGGGAAGACGCAAAAACTAACGAAATCGACGTAATTGCACGAACGCTTTTAAGAATTGCACGAGCAGTTGCCAAAAGTGTTGACGCTAACATTTACAGCGCATTAACGACTGATACCGGTAACACTGTTGCAGCTTCTGACAATTGGGATAGTGCTACAGTAGCAAATCGTAACCCTATCCAAGACATCTTGAACGCAATTAAGTTAATTCAAGAAGACAACTACGACCCATATACCAATGGGTTCTTATTGTTGACACCAAAAGACTTTGCAAACTTAATGGGGAACGCTTCAATTAGAAACGCTGGCCAATTTTGGACAAGTGACGTAACCAAAAACGGAAAGGTTGGGAAACTCTTAGGCCTTACAATGGTCGTTTCTAACAACGTAACAGCTGACGAAGCCATGGTTGTAATTGCAAAAGAAGCAATAACTTGGAAGTCAGCCCAAGGACTGACTGTTAAAACTATTGAAGACCCGGGAGTTAAGTTCACTATTCGGGCTTATGAAGTTGGAACTGCTCAAGTTAAAAACCCAGATGCAGTTTGCACAATAACAAATACGCAGGTGTAAAAATGAGTCAGGAAGGAATGTTAAGAAGGGGAAAGTTTTACCACGAGAAATTGATGAAGAATAAAGAGTTGCCAAAAGATAAGCAACTAACAATTCCTAAACAAGTGGACGACTCTCACCCAGAAGTTCTACTTTATAGATCTACTATCGTAGTTCCTAAAGTAGAAAAGAAAGCCGAACCAAAACCTAAAGCGAAAGAGGTTAAGAAATAATGGCAGCTGGAGACGTAACCAGCACTATTATTGCTAAACCTCACACAACAACCACTATAAATGCGGCTGTTGCTGCTTTGCGTAATACTGCTAATGACCACTGGCTAGCCGCCGAACTTGACGGCCAGCTAGTTGTTATCAACATAGAGGAAGCTTAGATGAAAAAGCGACTAGAACTTGATTTTTTTTTAGAGGACTTAACAGCGGAAGAGCTTAAATTCTTAAAAGATTTAAGAAAAAAAGCCATTGATGTAGGAGAGGAAAAGAGTTTCGGCTCTGTTCACGAATGCGGACACGGCGAAGGCAAAAAATGCAAAGATAAAGAGGACATTTAGATGGCACAGGGAGACACTACAAGTGCAATCACTACAAATGACTTTAAGGTAGGTGGCATTTATGACGGCGTAGACGATGATACTCTCCTAGGTAACAATGCCCTGAACACTACTTTCAACGGATTAGGTGCGGTTACTTTATGCCAATGGATAAAAGCAACATCTTTGACTGGTGCGGACCCTTTCAGCTTCTCAAAAGTAATACATTCCGGCTCTGTTGGTGCAGGAATTAATCTTACTGATGACACCGGACAATTTACTATAAGGGTTGGCGGTCGTGCATTACAGGGGGACGCTTTCCAATCTCACACATCAACCGCAAAATATAATTATGACACCTGGGTTCACATTGTGGGAGTCATAAACTATGCCACTGATACAATATCTCTTTATATAAATGGGACTTTAGAAGGTTCAAGCTCGGTGACTTTTGGCGCAACTGCCTTTGTTGTTGGTTCTCCCTCCTTCGCCGACGCCTACGGCTCGGGGAATGGAACCACAGTTTTTGGTAAGTGGGTTATGAAAGATGTGAGAGTATATACTAAGGCATTAACTGCTGCAGAAGCTGCAAAAGTTTACGCAGGAAAACCATTCACTGACAGCCTAGCTCATCACTGGCCGTGCACTGAAGATTTTAAAGATGATGTTGGTGGGGTTGACCCCACCGTTGTCGGCGCATATATTGGAACTTTTGACGGACAAATAGCAACCGCCGTGAGAGATTTAAGAGTGACAGCTGCCGATAAATGGCTCGCCCTGGGAACTGCAGGCGGTCAAATTGTAAATATAAATATTGAAGAGGCTTAAAAATGGTAATGCATGACGTGATAAATGTAAAAGAATTGATAGTAAATAAATTGGATGTTCAGACATCAACAGACTTTGCAACGGGAACAGTTAATAGAAACTCACAAGTTTATAACTTTCCTTGCATGGATGGAAAAGACGGGGCTACTGGGACAGTGGGCTATAACACAGACAACGACACGGCTAAATTAACACTGGCACAAAATGCTACTGCTGACACATGGGTTGTTCCATTGCAGTTAAAGAATGGAGACATTATTAATAGTTTCAGAATTACAGGTCAAATAGATAGTGCCGGGAACACCGCCACTGTTGACGCAGACTTAAGGGCTATCACTGCCGTTTCAACAGGTTCAACCGACGCAAGTATCGGTGCAATTACTCAAATTTCTAAAACTGCGGACTACGAAATTGATGACGAAAAGACCGGTTTAACGCACACAATCATCTCGGGCAACACCTATTATGTATTGATAACGTGCACAACAGGTGCAACAACCGACATCGAACTGGGAAGTATTGAAGTTACTATCAATGAAAAATAATTATTTTTTTTTATTAATTTCTAACATCTTTTTTTTTGAAAGAAAAAAACAGATCAGCCTTCTCGTAGTCTGTTGTTAGAAATTAGAAAATTATAGTATTTCTTTACGCCTAAAATCTTACCGCTTCATCCCTCGTCACTTTAAGAGACTTCTTAAAAACGAGAAGTCTCTTCAAAGAAAGTGACTCCAAGGTATAGAAAATGAATCAAGAAAAATTTGACAAAACGGGTTGCGGCGCTTGGCAACGAATTGATGATAAAATAGCATTCTTTGATAGAAAATATAATTATCTTGGTGCTATTGAAGCGCCGGAGGTGACAGAATGAAAACTTGTCCAAAATGTAAAACGGCAATGGGAGAGTATCCCGCTTTGTGTCGAAGAGACAACAAAACAGAAATATGTTCCGCTTGTGGAACTATCCAAGCTTTAGAAGATTATAGGGATAGGCAACACTAAATCGCCTTCTTTTCTTTTTTTTTGCTCATAAAATTACTACTCTATACAACCTTCTTTTCCTTTTGTTACTTTACTTATTTTATTATTACACTCAATTAATAATAGCCTTCTTTCTAGTAAAACTGATTAGAAATAACACTTATTACTAGCCCCCCTTATATTTAAGGTATTATATTCTCTAGTCTCTAAATGTTTATATACTTCCTATATTATACTTCTAGTGCATAAAAAATATCATATGGAAAAATGGGGGAAGTGGGAAAAGAGAAAAACCCGCAACCCCCAAACCTTTAAAGGTGGTAAACAATGAAAAGAAGTGAAGCAAGGATATTAATCTTTCTATCAAATGCAGATGACAGGCATAAATATGCAAAGTATATGGCTATCAAGCTAAGAATGGATTATGGTTACTTACTAAAGATATTAAACGGACTAAAGTTCTATAAAATTATAATACCACACAAACGAGATAATAAAGTATTCTACTCAATCAATCCAAACAAAAGAGAGCAATTAATCAAAGCAAGAATAAGACTAGGAAAAGAATAAAACGAGGTAATAAAGAAAATGGAAATAGAAGTTAAAGCAGCTAAGAGAATTGAAGACGGAAGACATGAAGGAACTATCACAGCAGTAGAGTATAGAACAACGCCTTTTGAATATACGGACATTGTAGTGACCTTGAAAGATGGGCAGAAGGTTAAGACTGGAGTGCCTACAACTATCACACCAGAGAGTAAGTTAGGTAAGATACTAATCGACTTCGGAGTCAGTTTAAAAGTTGGATCTAAAATCGACCCAGAAGAGAACTTGTTAAACAAGAAATGTTCTCTAATGACAATGACAAGAGTAACTGAACGAGGAAGCTTTGCTAATGTTGTTCAAGGAAGCTTAAAACCAAGATGAGTGCAGATAAAGAGGAGAGACTGCTTGAAGTCATGGATGTGATAGCTAAACAACTTGTAGAGATTAACAACACACTTAAAACGAGAGTGATATAATGACAAAAGAAAACTCTTACGTAATAGGCTATCTAGAAGTTAAGAGAGCTGTAGAGTCTTGTAAGGATAACATCAAAGAAGCATTGATTAACCTACAAATGCAAAGGATAATGCTTAAAGCCTTTGAGAAGGAACTGGAATCACACCCAGAACCAATGTTGTCTAAAAAGGAATGAATATTGACACATTTTTAGTCCTTACAGCCATAAAAACAATAGATTTAAGTAAAACTAGTCCTTTTAGCTGCATAGCAGCTAGTTCCTTAGGAAACTTAGCGCCTTGTTTCTTGTGTAACGATTAAAAATGTATCTAGAAAAAGACTAAACGCTCGCAAACCCCCTTTATAGCCCTTGTTTAAGCACACTTAAACTGCGGACTCCTACGCTAGAGAGCTCATAGCTAGTCGGTAACTAACCGGCTGAGGCGTTAACTTAGCCGGTCAGTGACCTATAAAGGGGGTTTGCTCGCTTAGTAAGTGTTAGTAGTTTAGTCTTCCTAACGTCAGACTATTCGGGGACTTCGTCCCCTAGGGGCTCGCTTCGCTCGCCCCCCGGGCTCACTGCGTTCGCCCTCTAAGCGCTCGCTTCGCTCGCTCCCCGGGCTCACTGCGTTCGCCCTCTAAGCGCTCGCTCTACTATATATGCGAGTCTGAGATGGTTGTTTTATGTAGAACCCTGCAACCGCCCGACAAATTTTATAAAATGAAAATCGAACTTGACCCCTGGCAGAAGGAAGTCTTAGAGACAGATGGCAACATTGTCTTACGTTCAGGCAGACAAGTTGGTAAATCTACCATAATTGCTATTAAGGCTGCTGAATATGCTTTAAACCACCCTAACAAGAGCATAATGGTTATTGCTTCCGTTGAACGTCAAGCCTTGCTTCTATTTGAGAAGATTTTATCGCACATCCATGCCCAGAGTCGGAAAATGATAAGGCGGGGTAAATTAAGACCCACGAAACATAAGCTCAATCTCACAAACGGCAGTGTGATACACTGCCTCCCTACGGGACTAAGCGGTTATGGTATTCGAGGTTTTACTGTAGACCTTTTAATTGCTGACGAGGCCGCATTTATCCCGGAGGAAGTTTGGACTGCTGTTACTCCTATGCTAGCAGTAACGAGGGGGAAAATAATCCTCCTCTCAACTCCTTTTGGGAGAGGAGGTTATTTTTATAGATGTTTCACCGACCCCACCTTTACCTCTTTCCACGTCTCCAGCGAAGATTGTCCGAGAAAAAACCAGGACTTTTTAGACCAAGAACGCAAGAGGATGTCAACTTTACAATATGCTCAAGAATATTTAGGGGAATTTGTTGACGAATTAAGACAATTTTTCCCAACAGAACTAATACAGTCATCTATGACATTGGATAGGGGGCTTTCTAAATCTACCACAACATCCTTTCCCCTATCCTCTTCATTATCTCCTAAATATCGCAAATATTTGGGGGTGGATGTCGCCCGAATGGGCGGAGACGAATCCGTTTTATTCTCTGTTGAGGACCGCAACGGCACATTATACGAAATCGAAAAGGACATTTATACACACTCCCTTTTAACGGAAACTACCCAAAAAATCCTTAACGCCGACCTAAAATATAACTACAAACAGATTTTTATTGATGATGGTGGGATGGGAGTCGGGGTCTTCGACCCACTCCTGATCCATCCCCAGACCAAAAGGAAGGTAATTCCTATTAATAACTCCAGTCGAAGTATAGACCGAGAAGCCAAAAGGAAGAAAAAACTGCTTAAAGAGGACCTTTATAACCACCTTTTAATGTTGATGGAGACTGGGAAAATCAAATTATACCCAAGTAATGAAACCACACTAAGCCTAAAATCCGTGCAATGCGAATATACCAGCAACGGAATAAAGATTTTTGGGAATTATACCCACATCACCGAGGCCTTAATACGTGCTTGCTGGGGAATAAAGAGCAAAAGTTTAAATATTTACATCTATTAACTACTAAAATGGCAGACGAAGGAATTTTTGCAACTACTGCAGAAGTGCAGAGGAAAGCGGGCGCGAACGCAAGCGCTACATCAACGGCGGAAGCCTACATAAATGATTATATGACTCAAGCGGAGTCTTTAATTAATTGCATTTGTCGATATAATTTCAGTGACGATTATGCAGGACTTAACGCAGATGTTAAAGGATTGCTTAAAGAAGTTGCCTCGAATATCGCTGCGATTTATGCCATTCAATATGACATGAGTGGATTCACCACCCGAATAGAAGCCGAGGACATGGTGAACATATTAAGAGACGCTGCATTAAGAGGTTTATCGTTATTGAGAGATAAAAAAGTGCAAGATTTTATGCGTGAGGCATAGAAAATGGCACACGACTTTGTTCGCTTCCCAGAACTTACAAACTCCCAGATGGATATTTATTACTTTGATTCACCACATAAACAAATATCAGAAGACTTTACTGCTGTAGTGGTCAAAGTTCAGGATGGTGAT